TCCAGCGCCACACCTGTCGGGGTAGTGAGAGAGTAACTTCCACTCGACGTTGCATCGATCAGGCCAGAAGCCAAATCTTTCATCGTAAGCGTGTAGGCTGCCGCGATACTCGTTGCCAGCGCACGATGCAAGAAGGTTACTTCAGCGATATTACCATCAGCGATTTGATAACCGCCTCCAACTTTCGAGAGTGCCATGATGATTCCTTTGGAAGAATTAAAAGATTGCCCTACTGCTTAGCCCCAGATCCGCACGCCCATCGGGGGACGAATAACGCTGGCACCGTACAGCACATCAATACGGCAAGGCAACCGATCGTTGTTGATGTCGTACTGGCGAACGATACGCAGCGAGATACCGTTGTGAACTTGACGCGAGGCCATGTCAACACCCTGCGGCATCAGCAAATCGGCCGTGGCGAAGGTAATGGCGTCTTTGTGATAGACCAGATTTTGCGGATACCCAGTCGAGGCAGTCCCTACGAAGGTAATGACATCGCCGGAGGTTGGAAGGCGATTCACCGTTGCCAGCGCCAGAGTCGGCCCATAGATCGGGGGATAAACATCAACAGCCGGAACAGAGAATGCTGTAGCTGCACCACTCGTCGCACGATCGGAGACAACGACAAACTGCTGCAGCGACCCGGTGGATTGACGAGTCTGCGGATTCACTGCAAACACATTCGCCACGGTAAAGACATCGCCCTTCAGCAGCGTCTTGGTTCCGCTCGTAAAGCTCATCGAAATCGAGGTATCTCCATCAACCGAGGTAACCGAGACGATCGGAGCAGCAGGGAAGTTGCCGGTCGTATGGTTCTGGATCGACTGACTCATCGCAACCTCGCTGTACCCGAGAACGCCTTCTCCCATCATACCGGTCTTGAACTGGCGGCTGATCGTACCAGTCGGGTTGAAGAATCCCTTCATGCCTTCGACTAGAGCGGCATTGGCCGCCGGATTAACCGTGGCATAGCGCGGGTCCATCATCACAGCGGACTCGTTGAGCTTTTGCTGTGCAGCAAGCAGAACAGCCGAGGTTGCCGGGGTAACACCAGGAGTGCCAACTGACTGTCCAATGCCCTGATACGCGATTTTCGCAACATCGGCGTCAATACTGGAGGCCAACTGCGAGATACGTGGCTTGAGAACACGTTCGGCAAAGTCATCCAACTGCAGCGTCAGCTCTGCCGACGTAAAGTTGATGCCGATGTGCTTCTGACTGGAAACCGTCAGCGTGGTAAACTGCTCGTTGTCATCTTGCACGACCAGAGCAGCCCCATCCGTCACAACCGCACGATCCGGCAGACGGATACGGAGAGTCGAACCGATCTTTGCCCCTTCAATGGCGAACGAATCGTCGTAAGCTCGGTTAACGTTTCGGGTGAGTACCAGGTTGTTCTCGAGAATCTCGAGAGCCTTCCGAGTAATCATGTCAATGGTGAGAATCGAATTGCTCATAGCATTTCCTTAAAAGTTAAAATTGCAGTTCTAGCGGTTTGAGGCTTCCCACTTCTTGGCCTGTCTCTTGCGATCTGCTTCAATCCACTCTGATGTACTCATTGTCTTGATAGACCGAGGATCAGTTGTGTCATAAGCAGGTGCTCCGTTCCCACGAGCAGTAACAGGCACAAAAGGTGCTGGCGCAGTTGATACTCTTCTTGGAGTTGGAGGAGCATCAGCCAGTTTGGCCTCAAGCTTTCCAAGTTCCCTTGCCTGCACGAGGGGCGAGAGTCGGGAGATCCGTTCGGCCTCTTTCGGATTCGTTCCGAGGTGATAAGCCAGTTCTGGTCCGATATCCGATGACTGAATCGTCTGCGCCATTGCTTCCGTAATTCGGAGATTCGGATTATACGCGACTTGGTCGAAGTCCTCGTACTTGACCCGTGCATCCTCTTCACGTTCGTGGTACGCTCCAGTCACCTCCGTTTGCTGCCGTTTAACTTCTCGGTCATTGACCAGCTTTTGTGCCAGATGGTACGCTTTTGCTTCAGCATACTCGTCGGGCGTATTAAACTGTTCAAATCTCGGTTCGTCAGCGGGCAGTGGAAGAGGGGGAGCTACCTGACGCTCTCGTTCCCATTTTCGTTGCTCTCGTGCAAGACGTTTGCCAATAGCAGCATCAAGTTCCTCCTGCGTGAAGGTCTTGGAAGCTTCTGTTGGCTGTACTTCAACCGGCGTGACTACCTCGGGCGTATCTGCCACCGTGACAGGAGCGTCCGACGCGGGTGCTTCCGCTAGTGCTGCTACTTCAACTTCTTGGTCCATTTCGATTCCTTGAGAATCCCTGGCGAATGCGCCAGTGCATGTTGTAAATTAGTTATTCAGCGGATGGGCGTAGAGACTCCCACCAGCGGCAAGTTGAATCACCGAGATCCGCCAGGGAGCGCCAGAACCTCGTGGAACCTCCAGGCAGACGGGAACATTCGCCGCGACCGGGATGCCGTTGGCTGCAGTTGCCACCACACCTTCCCCGACCAGTACGAAGGCAGAGGTAGTGCACAGCACCCATACGCTGCCTGGGCCTGGAGGGTACGTTGCGGTATTCCCGACAGTCCCTGTATAGGCAACCGTTACAGTTGGGAACGCTGCGTCCGGACAGGGTTTCAGCATTTCAATTGTCTGTGTCGACATGGTAGTCCTTACGAAAGAAAACGAAGCTTGTAAATGGTAGAGTAATACAGACCGACGATTTCATCAATGATGTTCTGCAGAGCTGTGCAATCCCGATCAACAACTGTGTAGCGACCCTCGGTGATCGCCTCAACCTGACCTTGCAGGAACTCGGTAATATTCCCTGTGGACTTCACGCCTTGCAGAGCAATGTTGCCGAGTAGTGAGTACTTCCCCTGGTAAGCCTCGGCAAATTTGTCAGCCAGCGGAATGACCTCCTCGTAGAACGTATTCAGTGCCATGTGTTTGGCAAAGGATCGAGTGTTTAGATGAACGCTATGCGCAACATCTCGTGCGAGAAAGAGAAGTCCGATGAATTCATTCGGCTTCATTGCGGAGCCTCTATTTGTGCTTGAGGCATCTGGGGTTGAATTTGAGATTGTTGTGGCTGCTGCCCCTGCTCTTCCGCCCCTTGCTCAGTCGGCATTTCACTCCCCTCCCCTCCTGGCATAGCACTAACCAGATCCCCACTCGTAATCATCCCGTGTACTGTCCCTCTTGCAATGTCCTGAATCTGCTCAAACGTCATGCCAGCTGAGGTCGCTGCAATCCTCTTTGTCTCAGCATCATACGCCTTAACCTTTGCCTCGAAGTCCTTACGTTCCAAGTCCTGTGCCTCAAGGGACTTCTGGACATTCTGCAGCATCTGGTGCATACTATCCATTTCCTTGCCCATGCCCTCGATTTGCTTCTGCGCAGCTTGTAACTCTGGAGATTGATCATCACCAGCCAGTAACTTCGGATCGATCGTCTTGGCAAAACGCTTGGCCATTTCGTCTGCACCAGGCCAATCCATGTTCTTGATGAACAAGTCTCCTGCAACAGCCCAGAGTTGCGGATTGCCCTGAAGAAGCTGTGCCATAGCCTCCAGGCTCTCTTGCCTCTTGGTCATGTAGCTTGGACCGGTCGTTACACAGACATCGTATTTCCCAACGCCAGGATTGTAAATCTTCTTAATCGTAATCCCAGACTCATCCACAATCTTCCTAACCGGTTCAGCCTGACTCGGGTCGATTGCTGCCTGGTCCGTCACTCCATCAACTCCGATGATCCGAGCAATTCTCTGCGTATCATAAACCTTTGGAATCAGGTCAATGATCTGTCTAGTACAATGACGCACTGCACGGGCCAGGTTATCCACATAATGATAGGTGCCTGTGTCGCTTTGCTTCTCTCGTGCTAGAATTGCACGTCCAGAACGCTCGTTCGACGTTTGACCCAGAGATGAATCGTACTGGCCCGTGGTGCTCTTTATATCGTCAGACGCCCCAGCTTTCGCTTGCAAGAGTCCCGAGGAAGCCATTGGGGGCTGCGAACGCTGCGGGAGCGGAAGGACCGAACCCTGACCGTCGGTCACGTCTGGATTAACCTCCAGATATGGCCAATTCGTCGTATTCGCGGTCTTCCACTGCTGCTCATACCCCTCGAACTGTCCGCCATACCCGATAAACGGCGCTTTCGGAGCG